GACCCCCGGCGTCAAGCGCCTCGCAGGCATCATGCTCAAGGCCCGCCAGGCCACCGACCGCCTGCGCACGTTTCAGCCGCTGCCGAAACAACTGCCGTTTATCCGCGCCGTGCTCACCGACGCGGCCCCGTGGGAGCACTGGTACTGCGCCGCCAACCGGGCCGGCAAATCCGCGGCCGGGGCTTACTGCGGCGCCACGCTGGCGCGCTTCGGGCCGGATGATCCCACGCCGGCCATCGGGGCGTCTGCGGTCGTGTATGACCGCGCCACGTCGGGCTGGGTCATTGGTCCGGACTTCCCGACGCTCAGAGACGTGCTCATGCCGACGTACTTCGACAACGGGTACGTGTCGCCCACGCAGCAGATCGGGCCATTCATCCCGGCCGCAGAGATCGACCACTGGAGCTGGGACAGCCAGGTCCTCCGGCTCAAAGGGGGCTCCATCCTCGGCTTTAAGTCCAACGAACAGGACACCGTCAAGTTTGCGGCGGCCGGGAAAGATTGGGTGCACTTCGACGAAGAGCCCAAGGCCACCGCGTACGAAGAAGTGACGCTGCGGGTCGCGGGCGGGCGCCACCTGCGCATCTTCGGCACGGCGACGCTGCTGCCGCCGGAGGGCAGCGTCGGGGGGATCAGCTGGATTTATGACGACATCATCCAGCCGTGGCAAGCTGGGCAGCGCACGGACGTGGCGGTCTACGGGGCGTCGATCTACGATAATCCCTATCTCCTGCCCGACGAGATCGCGCGCTTAGAAGCGCGCTTTCCGGTGGGCTCGCTGCAGCGGCGCATTCGGCTGAACGGGGAGTGGCTGCCTGGGATGACGGGCGTGCCGGTGTATGGGAACTTCGACCGCCAGATCCACGTCAGGCCGCAGCCGCCGCCGTCCGCCAACCGACCGCTCCTCTGGACGCTGGACTTCAACGTGTCGCCCTTCTGTAGCCTGGTGGCCCAGCAGGACCGTCAGCGCGTCCGCGTGCTGCGGGAGTTCTGCTTAGAGCCCGGCTCGATCCCGATGGCCGTCGAGACGTTCCGCGCGGCCTATCCCCGGCACGCCCACGAGGTCTGGCTCTACGGCGATGCGTCGGGCGGCGCGCGGGAGGCGCAAAGCGGCAAAAGTGACTGGCGCGTGGTGCTCGAGTACCTGACGACCTATCCCTCGCCGGTGAAGCTGAAGGTGCCCGAGGCGAATCCCCCCGTGCACGCGCGCGTCAACGCCGTCAACCTGGCGCTCATGGACGAGCAGGGCTACAGCGCCGTGGAGATCGACCCGACCTGCGTGGAACTCATTGCCGACCTGGAGCGCGTCATCGCGGACGGCCGCGGCGGCATCCTGAAAAGCTACCGCACCAAGGACCCCTACAGCAAGCGCACGCACATGTCGGACGCGCTCGGCTATCTCATTGTCGCCGACAAGCCGGTCGGCGCCGCGCACCGGGCCTCGCGCGCGCGCGTGCAGGTCCCCCGGCCGCAGTACGGCACGGCGCCCGCAAGCCGCAGCCGGCCGGCGCGGCCCACGAGGAGGTATTGATGGGGGTGCCTGACCACCAGGCCTGTAAGCGCTGTGACGATGCCCTCACTGGCCCCTCGCGGGCCATCGGCGTGTGCTCGCCCTGCGCCGCGGCGCCGGCGCGACTGACACGGGTGGAGCGGGCACGCTATGGGTGGGAGAGACGGACGCAGGAGGACAGACACCACAGGGAGGCGTGGACATGGCTGAAACGCTCGCAGCAGCGGCCCTAGGGCCCCAGGCGAGGGGTCTGCCGCCTCCGGCAGACCTGCCGCCGGAGAGGCGCACCCACGACCTGGAGCAGGAGCCTGAAGCCCCGGTCATGTCGGACGACGACGTCTTGCGAGCCGTGCGTGCGTACAAGACGGAGGCCGACGACGCGCGACGCAGCCGCTTAGCCCTCAATGAACGCAACTGGATGGCCTACTACGGGCAGCAGGACTTTAGTGGCAAGCTGCCTGGCCAATCCCGCGAGGTCATCCCCAAGGTGAGCGAGTCGGTGGAAGCCCTCGCGGCGTTTGTCAAGCGCGGCCTCACCGAGTACGGCAACTGGTTTAGCGTCAAGGTGCCGCACCGCTCCCCGATTCCCGCGGCCGTGATCCAGAAACTGATCCAGGTGGTCCTCGACCAGCAGCAGCAGCTCGAAGAACACCGCCTGAATTTCCCCACGCTGACCTCTGATGCGATGAAGGTGGGCTCCCTCGGGGCCTTGATGATCTTTAAGGTCAGTCACTACCCCTACCTGGCCCGGCGCTTCGTGCCCGAGCGCGGCGTCGCGCTCGGGCGTGTGGAGGGCCAGCCGCCCCAGATGCAGCCCATCGAGCGGTTAACGCCCGTGGAGCAGTCCATGAGCGCGGTGGTGATCGACTTGATCCCGCCCGAGGACTTTTACCCCGACCCGACCGGCCGCGGCCTCTACGTGATCCACAGCGTCGAGCGCGACCTCGACGACGTGCAGGCGATGGCCGACCAGGGCGCGTACGCCCCCGAGGTGGTGGCGCAGATCACGGCCGACTTTCAGCGCACCGAGTTCGAGGCCTTCAAGTCGTGGTCGCGCGCCCAGGACCAGACGACGCCTCCCCCCTTCCGCAAGCGCGTGGTGATTGATGAATTTTGGGGCACGCTCCTCGGCGAGGACGGCCGCGCCGTGCTGCGCGATTGCATGTGCGCCATCGCCAACGAGCGCTACGTCATTCGGCCGCCGGAGCCCAATCCCTACTGGCACCAGCAGAGCCCCTTTGTCTACGCGCCCCTCATCCGGATTCCCTTCAGCGAGTGGCACAAAGCGGTGCAAGATAACGCGGTGGCCCTCAACATGGCCCAGAATGAGTTGGTGAACCTGATTATCGACGGCGGCTACGAGGCCGTCTGGGGCGTCAGGCAGTTGCACCTGGACTGGCTGGAAGATCCGACCCAGGCGCAGGACGGCATTGCCCCGGGCGATACGCTGCTGGTCAGGCAGGAAGTGCCGGCCGGTGCGAAGGTGCTCGAGCGCGTCACCAGCGGCGGCGTCCCGCAGGATGCGCTGGCCGTGTACAACCTGCTCGATAAGGAATACAACGCGGCGTCCATGGTGAACGAGGTGAAGATGGGCCTGCTGCCGGAGAAGGCCGTGAAAGCGACGGAGATCGTGGCGGCTGAGCAGCACTCCAACTCGACGTTCGACGGCATCATCAAGGATATTGAAGACACCATGATCGAGCCGCTGCTGTGGAAGGTGTGGCTCACCGCCCTGCAGTGCCTCGACGACTTCAGCGCCCAGGACGTCATCGCGGCGATTGGCGAGCGCTGGGCCTACGTGCTCGCCACGATGTCGCCGGCGGCGCGCTACGCGACGTTCGCCGGGTCCTGCCAGTTTCAGGCCAGCGGGTTGTCGTCCACGCTGGCGCGGGGCAAGGACCTGCAAAAGCTCCTGGCGTTTGCGGATCTGGGGACCCGCAGCCCCTTCCTGGCGCAGACATTTCTCGAGAACTACAGCGCCAAGAAGTACCTCGACCGTATCCTCCAGGCCATGAACATTGACCCGGAGGGGATCGAGCTGACGCCCGAGGAGCGCGTGCAGCAGCAGGTGAAGTTCCAGCAATCGCAGCAGATGCAGGCGGGTGGCGCGGGGCAGACCGGGGCACAGATTCCCTCAGAGGGTGTGCCAGGGCTCACGGCGGGTGGCGGAGGTGGCCGAGCCATCGAAGGATCGGCGATGCCCAGGGAGACGATGGGACGCGGACCAGGGCCAGGGCCCGGGCCGAGCGCACCGCCAGGGCCGCAGCCGAGCGTCCCCGCACACCCGCAACCGGCGCCAGCGGCTCAACCACCGGTGTATCGGGGCTAAAAGGAGCATAGTATGCCAGACAAACCAGTCGTCATGCTCGTCGGCGGTGGAGGGGGCGGTGCACCCCAGATCCCGCAGCACATGCCGGGCACGCCGGGGGTGCGCGAGGTTGCTGAGATGTGCAGTGGTCCTGAGTACAACTATTTGCAGGGGATGAAAGACCCTGCAGTCCTCCGGCACGGGCACAACCCGAAGCCCAGCAAGAAGCAGGTGGCTGACGCCTTTGCCGACGTGTACGCCAACCCACCTTCAACCCTGGGGAAGGGCCAGACGCAGGCCGAGCGGCGGAAGCAGATGACCGCGATCGCCCTGAACAAGGCGAGGAAGGGCTAGGACGTGCGGGAGATTGAGCAGAAATTTGCGTGGCTCTGTACGTGGTTCATTCACAACCACGAGCGGGGAGCCCACGTGATCGACAGCCAGAAGCGCTACGAGTTCGTCTGCACAGCGCTCTCCTGTGTCATTGAAATGCAGGGGATGCTGCTCCAGGAGCTGCAGATCGTGAATCGACGCACCACGGACGGGTATGCGCGTATTCGTATGCCTGGGGGTCGCTCGATTGCGGGCGAGGTGCGCCATGGCGACTAGCGGCGTGGTGCTCTACGCCTCAGGACGCTGGCACCATACTCCCCTGCGCTGGTGGGGGGCCTTGCTGCGGCAGTGGGGGTATCGGGGCCGCCTGCCAGGATGGGCCTGGACGACGTGTGAGGCGGTGTTTCCGATGCCCTCATGCAGGTGCAAAATGTACCAGTTGGTGTGGGAGGAGGACCCGCGTGGCTGACGCCCTCCCTCCCCTCAACGCCCGCCTGCTGGAGCGCTACGTGCAGGCGCGTATCGACGCGATGCTGCAACGCCTCGTGCCGCGCTATGGGGCCGCCGAGGTGACGCATCTGGAGCTGTACGGCATGATCGGCGCGGTGGCCGAACTGAAGGCCCTGGTGGCCGATGCCGAGCGCAGTCAGCGCAAGGACGACGGCGAGATCAAGCTGGCCGCTGGCCCTGACTATGGAAGGAGACACACGCATGGCTGAACGAGGGCGCCAGGCCCCACCCCCGGAGCCCGAGGAGGGCATGGAGGTGGAGGTTGCGCAGGAAGAGTACACGCCCCCGCAGGCGCCCCCGCGGCCGCGCCGTGGCGCACGCGAGTTCCAGACCCCGCCCCCGCCCGCGCCGCAGGTTGAGCGCGTGCGTATCGAAGACCAGGAGTACGACGTCCCGCCCGCGGTGGCGGCGCAGGTGCGCTCGTGGGAGCAGGCGCAGGCCCGCCTCGACGCCATCGAGCGTCGGCATCAGGAGAGCGAGCAGTGGCGGCACGGCGTTGAGCGTGCCGTCACGGGCGAGCAGCCCCAGCCGCAGGACGAGATCGAGCAGCTCTGGTTTACCAACCCGAGCGAGGCGGCCAGACGCCTGCAAGAGCGCACCGTGCAGCAGGTTGAGAGCCGCTACGAGGCGCAAGCCAGGGAACAGCGCTTCTGGGGCACGTTCGACCAGGAGCACCCCGAGCTGGCCCCGCAGCGCACGCTGGTGCAATACCTGCTCTCCACGGACCAGACGCTCGCCACGCTGCCCAATTCCCCCGAGGGACGGGCCCAGCTCGCCCAGGCGGCCCGCGAGCGGGTGTTAGGGTGGATGCAGGGGATGCGCGGCGCTGGGCAGGCGCCCAGGGGCCAGCAGGTGCCCCCGGTGGAGACGGGGACCAGGCGCCGCGCTCCCGCGGCACCACGGCAGGCGCCGCCAGAGGGGCCGCAGTCGCTGAAGGAGTTACAAGAGCAGCGGGCGTTGTCGAGACGGCAGGCGCGGCTGCGCATTGTTGGTAGCTAAGGAGGTGCCCATTGGCAGAAAACACCTGGACTGGTTCGATCCAAGATGGGGTGCTCAAGAATCACTGGTTGTCTCAACAGATATGGTATAGTGCAGTCGAAGACAGTATTTTAATGGATCACGCCATGATGGTCGACGGCTTCGGTCTGCACAGCGGTGAATCGGCCAATCTTACGCGTATGCACGCGCTCGCCGAGCCCTCAGATGCCACCCTCATCGAGACGCAGCGCATCCCGGAGGACCTGGTGCGCTTTACCGCCAAGCCGATCGTCATCCGCGAGATGGGCCGCGCGGTGCCGTACACCTCGCTCCTGGAGGACCTGGCCCATTTTAACGTGCGCAACGCCGTGCAACGGAAACTCCGCGAGCAGATGACCCTGGCGATTGACACGATGCTGGCGCGGGCCGGCAAGAAGACGCTGCTCCGCTACACCCCCACCGGCACGGGCGCGGACGCTGCGACCACGACGTATTCCCTCACGACCACGGGCACGTTTGGCGCGGTGGCGTCCCGCACGCTCAAGGTCTACGACATCGAGGAGCTGAAGTCGATCCTCTACGATACGTACAAGGCGGAAGAAGTGGACGGCGGCGGCTACATCGGCGTGTTTCGCTACCGCTCGCTGCTCGGCGTCAGGCGCGATCCGGCGTGGCAACTCTGGCATCAGTACACCGATCCGCAGGCCAAGTACAACGGGGAGACGGGGCGCATCGAGGACGTGCGCATGCTCGAAACCAATCACGCCATGGCCTTCGCCTACGTGGGGACGGGCTCGGTGCTGGGCGAGGGCCTGGTGTTCGGGCAGGACGCCATCGCCATGGCCGAGGCGCTGACGCCGGAGCTGCGGGCCGGGATTCCCGATGACTACGGTTATAGATTAGCCGCTTAGTGAGGCGACTTGCTATGCAACACGGGGTGAAACGGGGGAAGCCAGGATCTGGTAATCCCGTACCAAGCCGGGGGAACGGCATCGAAGTACCCCGGACGGTCTACAGACTAGGTGGTGAGCAGCCAAGCAATAACCCACCCACGAGCGCCCCGCATCCCTACACAGGGATGAAGAGATAGTCGGAGCTGCACGGTCGAACGTGCAGAAGCCAGGGATAAAGAGCCTTGGCGTTAACAGAACTGAGATCAAAAGGCGTTGCCTGGCTCGGTGAACTTGGCGCGGACATTGTCTGGGACACGGCCGTTCCAGGAGAGAGTAATATAGTATATATAGGATCACAATAGCAAGAAGGGTTGCACCGGACAGAGCGGTGGCCGTATGCCTTTCTTGGCGTGACAGGACTTGCAGGACGGGAGGATATTCCACAGCGTGTGGCTCCCTCCTTGGAAGATAGGCGTAAGGT